GCTTCTGCAGCAGCAACTGCAGAGCAGATTGCTAAAACAGAGACTTTCCGTTCACCAACTACATTTGCAGACATTGTTCGCGGAATGCAGTTGTATGGAAGGAAAATACTTCGTCCTGAAGCTCTTTTCACAGCAAACTATAACTTAGCATAATACCTAAGTCAATAAAAGGGGCTGGTTTTATACTGGCCCCTTGTCACTATTTTAGGACATTTTATTAATGGCTTCTACTTATATAGATCTTTGTAACAAAGTATTACGTCGTTTGAATGAGGTAGAGATAGCTTCGGCTGAATTTGCTAATACTAGAGGTATACAAAGTCTAGTAAAAGACGCGGTACAAGCCGCCGTAAGTAAAATTAATCAGGCTGAATATGAATGGCCTTTTAATGCTGCAGAGTTTAGCCAAACACTTACTGCAGGGCAGACAGAATATACTTGGCCTACCGCTTATAAAAAAGCTGATTGGAACAGTTTTCAAATCCAAAAAGATTCCAGTTTAGGGGCTTCTTTTAAATCTCTAGGCTATTTAGAACGAGATGATTGGTACGCTAATCATAGAGATGCAGATTACGAAGCTGGTAGCGCCGGACGAGCTATACCCGATAATGTATTCCCTTCTCATGGCAACGGCTTTGGAGTAACTCCCTCTCCCAATAAAGCTTACACAGTAAAATTTAGATATTACTTAAACTATACAAATCTAACTGCTTTTAGTGACGTAACTAGAATACCTGAAAGCTTTGATACTGTTATAGTAGATGGTGCTTTATATCATTTGTATATGTTTAAAGACAACTTGGACGCAGCCAACGCTGCATATCAAGCGTTTATGCTAGGTATTAAAGATCTTCAAACACTGTTCATAAATAATTTTGAGTACATTAGGGATACAAGGGTAGCCTTTTAAATGGCAGATCAAATTGAGTCCTTTAAACTAATATGTAGTGGCGGTCTGAATAGTAATGAAAACCACTTAGACCTATCAGACAATAAGTCTGGTTCTGCTACAAGATTAGTTAACTTTGAGCCAAGCCTCTATGGTGGGTATAGGCGCATCGAAGGCTATCATCATCTAGGTGGTCTAGATACTACGGTTGGCGGCTCAAGTGCAGAGGGTGCGGTACTAGGATTAGCTCTCTACAAGAATGAACATATAGGAAATCCTTATTTTATAGCCGCTAGAAAAGATGTAGGCGCAACTACATATAAGTTCTATAAATTTATTCCTTTTTCAGGTTGGCAGGTAATAGCAAACCAGCCTGTTAGAAACACAGTTTCTGGAAGCTTGAGCGTTATTAAAATAAGGCAAGTTCAATTTGATTGGGGTGCTGGATCTAGCATTTGCTTTGTAGATGGGGTCAATCCTGCAGTTATTTTTGATGGAACTAATTGGTACGAGCTACAACAAGCTAATTCTGGCGGTACTAGCAGTCCAGGTGGTAACCAACTTGTAGATGCCCCTTCGATAGTAGGAGAATATCAGAACCATCTCTGGGTTGGTGGTGATCTAACATCAAGAGCTACTATAAGGCACTCTGCACCCAATGATCCCTATACTTGGACTTCGGCTGCAGGTGGGGGATCTCTAAATCCTGCATTTAATGTAGTACAAATAAAACCTTTTAGAGATGACCTGTTCGTATTCGGAACAAACTCTATAAAGAAAGTGGGAACAAGTAAGAACTCTTCAGGTGGTATTACTTTTGCCTTAGAGAGTGTGACTAACAACGTAGGTTGTATAGCGCGAGACAGCGTAGCTGAAATTGCAGGTGACCTACTCTTCTTAGCACCAGACGGTTTTAGACCTGTATCCTCAACATCTAAAATTGGTGACGTAGAGCTAGAGACAGTAAGTAAAGCAATTCAAGTTACTTTAGTAAATCTAATTAAAAACAACGATGCAGATACAGTTAATTCCGTAGTACTAAGAAGTAAAAGTCAGGTCAGGTTCTTTGTCGGAGACTCTACTACCCCACAAATAGACAGTTATGGAATAATTGGTGGGTTATATGACAAGCAAGGTGCTATAAATTGGTCTTTTGGGGAACTATCTGGAATTAGAGCTTCATGCACTGAATCTGGCTATATTGGCTCAGAGGAGCATGTGGTTCATGGGGATTATGACGGTAAAGTCTATCAGCAAGAGAAGGGTCAAAGCTTTGCAGGAAACAACATACTTGCAGTATATAGCACCCCTTACTTAGACTTTGGCGATACAGAAGTTAGGAAGACACTCCGCAAGGTAAATACATTTGTAAGAGCCGAAGGTCCAACGACATTCTTTTTATCACTTGATTATGATTGGGGTGATTACAATACCAGTAAGCCCTCAGAATATACCCAAGCATCTACTGGTGGTCCGGTTACATATAATGCACTTAATTTAGACTACGGAGATGCCAACGCCCTCTACGGCGGCAACTCAAAACCAATTCTTACGGCTGACGTTCAAGGATCAGGTTTTTCAACAAGAGCAACCTTTGTGACAGTGGGTCAATCAGAACCCTACTCTATCCAAGGGTTAGTATTTGAATTTTCGATTTCGGGGAGAAGGTAGAACATGGCAGGATATACTCGCCAATCTGTAAGCCAAATCATAAATGGCGCGGATATCACGGCTCCACCACTCAATGCTGAATTTAACCAACTTTTAGCAGCGTTTGAAGCAACAACAGGACATGGTCATACTGGTGCTACAGGAGATGCTCCACAGATACCTCTAGCGACTTCCGTATCTGGGTTTCTACAAGCCGCTAATGGTGGTAGCGGTGGTAAGAATAACTTTTCTACAAGCAATCCTACTATTACAAATGATACCACTCAGAGTTATGCCGTAGGATCTCTCTGGATAAATACTTCTACAAAAAAAATATTTATATGCGCTTCTGCTACAGCTTCTGCAGCCGAATGGCATGAGGTAGTAGCCAATACTGGTACAAGTATAACCCCGACAGTAACCAACACAGTAGATATTGGTTCCTCTAGTTTAAAATATAAAGATTTACACCTTGCAGGAAATGCTAATGTTGCAGGTATTAGTACTTTAGCTCAACTAAACTCTACCACTTCAACTTTAGGCTCAGTAACCGTAGGCGGCTCTGGAAGCAACGGATCAATCAACGGTGTCGTAATAGGGTCTACAAACCCAACGGCTATATCTGGCACAACGGTTTCTGCCTCTAGCGGTTTTACTGGTGATCTTACTGGTAATGTAGCAGGTAACTTAACCGCCTCTTCTGGTACATCTACTTTTAATAACGTAGCCATTAACGGAACGCTGACAGGTAATCTTACTGGCGGTATTACTGGTAACGTCACAGCTACGACAGGATCATCTACTTTTAATGATGTGACCATCAACGGCACTCTTAACATGGATGCAGGTACGACAGGCACAATTACTAACCTGACAACGCCTACTAATACAAATGATGCTGCGACTAAGGGCTATGTAGATACACAAGTTACTAACTTACTGGACTCTGCACCTGCTACTCTAAACACTCTCAATGAACTAGCGGCTGCACTAGGAGATGATGCAAACTTCTCCACTACGATTACAAACAGTATAGCCACAAAACTACCTCTGGCAGGTGGCACTATGACAGGTGCTATCGACATGGGTAGTCAGAAGATTACGACTACTAGTACGCCTACTAATACTGCAGACGTTACAAATAAATCTTACGTAGATACACAAAGAGATACTAGGGTAGCTAAAACAGGTGACACCATGTCTGGTGTCCTAAACATGAACAGTAACACTGTTTCAAACTTGCCTACCCCTAGTGCTACAGGAGATGCTGCAAACAAGGCTTATGTAGACTCCGTTGCAGGTAGTGCTTCAGCGGCTGCATCTTCTGCTACTGCAAGTGCAAACAGTGCGGCTGCAGCCCTTGCCTCAGAGCAAAATGCTGCTACTAGTGCTACTACGGCACAGTCTGCAATCACTGCATCACAGAACTTTTTAGATACATACTTTGTGTCGGCTACCGCACCCTCTGGCTCAAATTTATCCATAGGAGATTTATGGTTCGACACAGCCTCAAATATTATGAAGGTGTATGGCTCTGGCGGTTTTCAATCTGCAGGTTCTTCGGTCAACGGTACGGCTGAAAGAAAAGACTATGTAGTAGGTACAAGCAGCGGTTCATATACTGGTTCTACAACTGTATTCCCTGCCACATATGACCCCACTTTCTGTGACGTGTTTATGAATGGTTTGCGCTTAGACCCTGCCTCAGACTTCACTGCTACAAATGGTACTAGTGTGACCTTGGCTTCAGCGGCTGCTACTGGAGATTCTGTTGGTATCGTCAGCTATGGCACATTTAGTTTAGCTACACACTATACACAGACTCAATCTGACGCCCGATATGCTCAATTAAGTGGAGCAAATTTTACTGGTGATATTACCACTACTGGTAAAGTGTTATATTCTAATCTTTATTCGCAATTATCTGACCTTCCTTCTGCTAGTACATACCACGGCGCTTTTGTGCATGTGCATAATACTGGCCGTTTTTATGGGAGCCATGCAGGTCAGTGGGTTCCTCTGGTAAATGAAGATGGTTCTGGTGGTGTCAAACTTGGTGACAACTGGACAGTAACCGAAAGCGGTGGAAGCCTTTATTTCTCAACAGGCGGCACAAATAAAATGAAACTTGATGCTAGTGGCAACTTAGATGTTGTCGGCTCAGTAAACTCAAACGCAACAATCACCTAGTAAGGATACGAAGATGGCGATAAAAGTTGGCGGCACAGAAGTTGTAAGCAACAGTCGTGAATTAAAAAACATTGCAACCATAGACAGTGGAACAGTCACCGCATTTAACTCTGCGCTTAATACTGACCCAACTAAAGGTACTCTTACAAAGACGTTTGTCCAAAACGAAACGGCTGAGATAACACTAAGCTCTAATGTAACTGTAGGGCCAGTAGTTAGTGTTACAAAAGAAGTACCGCAAACAGGCGTATCAACTAAGGGTAACTGGGATGTAAATTCTACAGCAAGTAACTACGACCTTCACAATACGGCTGCAAATGTGACGCTTACGCCTACCTCCACTGCAAACTTTGCAGCTACAAGTAATGCTGCTAATTCGTTTACTCAATCGTCTAGTGCTTACAATTCTGAGGTTGGTGGTGCATATCCACAAGGCTTTTCTTGGGCAGGTAATGGTATGTACTATTACATTGCAAACGGCAAAGATATTTATAGATATGAACTTACAACTGCCTACGATTTAACAACTGCTAGTTTAAGTAGTAATCAGTCTTTTAATACTGCATCAACTTTTAACCAAGACATTGCAGATATATACGTTACTAATGACGGTACTCAACTTTTTACAGTTCACAGCAATGCAAGTAAATATGTTGCTAGATACACAATGAGTACAGCGCATGATTTAGCTAACCTAAGTTATCAAAATAATGTTAACTTACAAAGTCATAGCGGCAATACATTAGCAAACCCAAACAGTGTTACGTTTAAGCCAGATGGCACAATAATGTACATCACAGATTATAACTCTGCAATATTTTCATACTCAATAAATTCTTCTTATCCATTTAATGTAGGTTATGTTACGGCACAAACAGGGGCAGAAGGATTTGGTTCAGAAATATCAAACTCTAATGGTGTAAGAGGTTCTGCTTTTACATCTGATGGAACTAAAATGTATATCTTAGATGATAGTGCATCTGAAAATATAGTTGAATATAGTTTAAGCACCGCATGGGATATTACTACTAAATCTTACACTAATAATAGTTTTCACTATAAACCCTTGTTGGCTACACACTTAGATAATGTTCCAAGTTTAACTTTAATTAACGACAATGCGTTTGTTTTTCTAGATAACAATCATGCTAAAGTACGCAAGGTAACAATGGGTGCTACAAATTCCCTAGTTCTAGGCAGTGGCTCATTCGCATCCACAGACGTAGGTAAACGCATAGTCGGCAATGGCGGTGATGTAATCCTAACAGCTACGTCAGGCACATTCGACACAACAGGCGGCTCTGCTTTCACCGATAGCAGTACAATAGCAGCAGGTAGTTGGTCTATGTTTGGGCTGAAATCAGCAGGGGATGCCGATGGTATTACTTTAGCAGGGGTTACTCAAACAGGTGCACTGGATATTAATGCAGCAACTTATACTTCCAAAACAAAAAATATAGCACAAGACAATGACCCAAGAGGTTTGCGATTAAATAATGACGGCACAAAAATGTTTGTTATGGGAAACCAAAACGATGAAGTATTTGAATATAGTTTATCAACAGCATACGATGTAAGTACCGCAAATTATGGTAATATTAGTTATGTTTTAAATGGCCCTACAAATTCTTTAGACGTTCTTTTTAATAACGATGGAACTAAAATGTATGTGCCAAGTTCCTCGCCATCACCTTCAAGGGTATATGAATACAATCTTACTACACCTTTTAGTTTAAGTAGCGGTGTTTCAACTGGGAATACTTTGAATATAAGTGGGCAAGGCGGTTCTACATCATGTCATGGCATAACATTTAATAATGATGGAACTAAATTTTATGCAGCCATAAGCACTAGTACTGTATATCAATATAACTTACGACTGCTTACGATATTTCTACCGCTTCATATTCCAATAAATCTTATAATGCTAGTAATTATGTGAATGACATATCTGGTGTAAATTTCAATAGTGATGGCACTAGTATGTATTTATTTGATAATGCTGCTGATGCTTTTTATCAGTATAGCTTAACTACTGCTTACGATATTTCTACTGCATCTTATGCTAATAAAAGTTTAGCTACAAGTGCTCGAGATTCAGAATCAGAAGGGTTTTGTTTTGCTGACAATTTTACAAAATTGTATATTGTTGGGTC